TTGAATGGGCTATTAACAAATTGAAACAAATAGACAAATAGATATGTTATTATACAAAAATTTAAGTCAAGGTATTAGTGATGTAGATGTTAAGAAAGGCATCGTTACTGGCTATTTTTCGTCATTCGACAATATGGACAGCGATGGTGATGTTATCCGTAAAGGAGCATTTACTAAAACTATTAATGAAAATTTCCAACGTGTTCGCCACTTGTTAGACCACGATTCTACTAAATCAGTAGGTAAAATCTTATCGCTTAAAGAAGACAGCAAAGGCTTGTACTACGAAAGTAAAGCTGGTCGTCATACTTTAGGTCGTGATTTCCTTCTTATGGTAGAAGATGGTTTGATTAGTGAGCATTCTATTGGATTTGTAACTATTAAACAAAAAAAGATGGGCCACTATAACGAAATCTCTGAGGTTAAGTTATATGAAGGTTCTTCATTACAAGGATGGGGTGCTAACGAAATGACCCCGATTACAGGTATGAAATCTTACGAAAACATTAGCTTTATGATGGATAACATTATGAGAGCTATCAAAGGTGGTAAATATACCGATGAAACCTTTGCTAAACTAGAACTACAATTCTTGCAACTTCAAAAAGAGTTAAACGCTCTCAAAGAACTATCAGTTGAAACCCCTGAGCCATCTGAAGATAAAAGCTGTGTTACAGTTACTATCAACATTGAAGATACTGAGGAGCATGAATACCCGATGGAAGATGAGCCTATGGCTGAAGAAGAAGTAGCTCCTGTTGAAGGAGAATCAACTGAAGAAGGTGAACAAGTAGAAGAAGAAGCAGCATCTGCTGAAGAATCTAATATGGAAGTATCTGCTTATGGAGAAGACCTTGAAGAGGATGAATATGAGTTAATATTAAATGGACTAATAGAAAGTTATCAAAATGGAAAAAGTTGAACAATTAAAATCGTTAATTAACGAAAACCTTAAAACTGAGGTGGCAGAGCAATTAACTGAAAAATCTAGTGCGATTGAAAATCGTTTAGATGAAATCGAAATTAAATTACAAAAATCTACCGAAAACAAAATGGAAGAAAAATCATTCTCTACATCTTTTGGCGAATTAATCGCTAAAAACTTTGAATCTATCAAAGAAGTATCTTTGGGTAACAAAGTAAAATTAAACTTGAAAGCAGTTGGTACTATGACTGTTTCTAACAACTTGACTGGTGATGCTGTACGCACTTATCAGCCGGGTGTTGCTATGGTTCCTAACCGCAAAATTAACTTCAGAGATTTAATCCCTGCTGTTGCTTCTGCAACTGGTATCTACACTTTATATCGTGAAACTGGTGTTGAAGGTTCTATCTCAGTACAATCAACTCCGGGTGATGCTAAGACTCAAATCGATTACGATTTAACTGCTGTTACTTACACTGCTCGTTACATCGCTGGTTTCGCTCGTATCGACAAATCAATGTTACAAGATTTACCTTTCTTACAATCAGCTCTTCCGCAAATGTTATTGCGTGATTTCTACAAAGCTGAAGATTTGAAATTCTACACTGATTTATCAGGTGCTGCAACTGGTTCTACTACCACTTCTGCAACTGTAGATGCTGAGCAAATCATTGATTATGTTGCTAACTTGGAGTCTGCTGACTTTACCCCGAATGGTATCGTAGTTAACCCTAAGCAATGGGCTAGATTAGTAACCACTAAGCCTGCTGATTATTCAGTACCGGGTGGTTTCACTATCACTGCTGATGGTAACATCGCTATCGCTGGTATCCCAGTTTACAAATCTTCTTTCATCGCTGATGATAAAGTATTAGTAGGTGATTGGAACTATGCTAAGCGTGTTGTTGTTGACGACTTAAAAGTTGAATTCTTCGAGCAAGATTCTGATAACGTTCAGAAAAACTTGGTTACTTGCCGTATTGAGGCTCGTGAAGTATTGGCTATCGATCGTCTTGACGCATTCGTATTTGCTGATTTAGGTAACGTTGCCTAATTACTAAAGTAGTTTGGAAAGTAGTTTATCTACTGGGGGAATCGTCTTCCCCCCTACTTTCAAAAAAATAAAAATTATGAGTGCAAGAATAGAAGTTATAAGAGCTTACAGAGATGTAGAATTAAGTAAGTTTGTACAAGAAGGTGAAATCTTCGAGGTTAGTGATGAGCGAGCTACTTTATTAGCCGAAAAGAAATTCATTAGAATTCTTGAAGTTAAAGAAGACATCGAGCTGAAAGAAGAGAAACCTGTAGTTAAAACAAAAGAATTAAAAACTGCTAAAAAAACTAAATAATGACTTTAGGATTAGATGTACAAATTAAGACTGATTTAGCAACTGAGCCTGTAACAGTATCAGAAGCTAAGTCATATTTAAACGTTGACTACAGCACTTGGGATAGCTTAATTGGTACGCTAATCTCATCTGCAAGGACTAAGCTAGAACGTTACACAGGTTGTACGTTTGCTACTAAAACTTTGGTATCTACATTTCAACAGGTGTCGGATAATATTGATATTCCTTATGGGCCTATTCAATCTATTACCCATGTTAAATCTATTGATGAATCAGGTACTAAAACTACGCTAACAGCAGGTACTGATTATCTTGTTACAGGCAATTTATTTAAGACTATTACATTCTTCGGTATTGCTACTCCTATTGAAATTGAGTACGTTGCAGGATATACTTCCTTACCAGCTGACTTAAAAGTTTCTATATTGAAACAAGTAGGTATGGACTTTGAGTTTAGAGAAAATGTATTAGATAGTTCGCAAGTAACTGAATTATCAAACGGAGCAAAACAATTCGCAAAAAGTTATAGAAGAATATCATTATTTTAATGAACGCACATTATAATTCATCTGATTTTAAAGAAACTATTATTGTAAAGTCATTTAGCTCTACTACAGATACTGCTGGTGGTACTAAACCTACTTATAGTAATTACTTAACTACTTTAGCTGCTGTATATCCTTATGATGGAGAATTATTCATAGAAGGAGGGGAGAGGGTTATCAATAATAAGTATGTGTTTGTTCTTAGATATAGAGCAGAAACTGCCGCTATTGACAAGTCTTACAAAATTACTTACAGAAATAATGATTACATTATACACTCGGTGATTGACGCAAATGAGGATAGATACTATACAAAAATTATAGCTTGGCGTAGAAAATAATGGCAGTAGTTAGAAATACTAAAAAAACATTTAATTCAGCCGGTAACGATATAAAATCTGTATTAGAAGACTATAAAATATTTGTAGAAAAAATACGAGAGAATGCGCAAGAGAAGGTAGAGGAGGCTGTAAGTACTATCGCTAATGTAGCAAATGGTAAATACGCATCAGATACACCTGAAGGACTAGAGCATCAAATAGACGTACCTTCTAATCCGATATATTATAAAATGTATCCTGGTAAAAGTTTAATTACAGGGGCTGCGATTGCAAAGCAAATACCTCAATTAATATATATGGAATTTGGTACTCGTGCAAATGCAAATGATACATTGGCGATTAGAAGTGATTTTGATTCTGGAATAAATACACAAGCTATAGCAGCACCATATAAAAGTACAAACCCTAACTTTAACTTTAAAGTACAATATAGAGGTAGGTATTATTTCTTAAGCACAATAGATTTAGAAGGTCATAAATTCATAAAAAACTTCTGGAAATAAGTGTTGAAAGATAATGTTGCAAAAGTAAAAAATTTTAACTATATTACAACAAATTATAATTAATGGCTACCTTAACCGGAACTACGATCCAATCCACTTATGACTCTTTGCTGAAGGTAACGGATAACGATTCCATTACTGGTAGCTTAAAGAGAATTACTGATGGGTTGGGTAACAATACACCATTATACCTATCTTCTTCTGCTGTAGAGATTGTTAGCACATTAAATGTTACAAGTACTATTACAGGGTCAAACCTTAGTGGTACAAATACAGGAGATGAAACAAAGGCTTCTATTGAAACTAAATTAGGGGCAGCAACTTCATCTAATAGTGGTTATTTAACATCTACTGATTGGAGTACATTTAGTAATAAAATTGCAGGGTCTGGAACCCTAAACACAATACCTAAATTTTCTAGTTCATCTTCTATTGGCAATTCAAATATTACTGATAGTGGTACTTTAATTACATTAGGTTCTAATACTACTATTTCAAGTGGAGCATTAGGTATAGGTGCATCTTCATTAACTGGTTATATAATTAGAATAGCATCAAATTTAACTGGAGCAACTTCTACCTTTGGTGTTAATAATTCTCCCACTATTCAATCTGATGTAACATCATCTTCAAGGTTATTTAGAACAAATTTTTCAACTGTTGCTGCTTCATTTACACTTCCTAATCTATACCACTTTATAGCAGAGCAAGCTACAATCGGTGCTGGTTCAGTTGTAACATCACAATATGGATTTTTTGTAGACGCAAGTTTAATTGGTGCTACCAACAATTTTGGATTTAGAGGTCAAATACCATCTTCATTAAACAACTATAATTTGTATATGAATGGTACTGCTGCAAATTACCTTGCTGGAGATACTGCTATTGGTGTATCAGAAAGACTTGCTTCATCAGGCCCTATATTAACAACAACGCTTACAAATGGAGGTACTGGTTATGTAGATGCAACTTATACGGATGTGGCTGCAACATCAACTACTGGTGTAGGAATTGGAGCTTTGTTTACAGTTGTGGTAAGTGGTGGTATTGTTACTTCTGCTACATTAACTTGGGGAGGTGCTAACTGGAGGGTTGGAGATACGCTTACAATATCAAATACTTTATTAGGAGGTACTGGTAGTGGTTTAGTTATTACGGTAGCAACTGTTGATTCTTCCCGATTAAAAATCGCAAATGCTAATGGTGGAGATATAACTTTATATAGGTCAGATACCTCAATGGTTGCTGGAGAAAACATTGGTACAATTAAATTTGAAGGTAATGATGCTTCTTTAAAAGCAAGTGGTATTCACGCAAAAATTTCAGCATTTGGTGCAGCTGCCGCAGGTGGGGCTTACTTATCTTTCTTTACTCGTTCTACTGTTGCTGGAAGTTCATTAGTTGAGGCAATGAGGATAAACAGTAATAGTCAATTAAGATTTAACGGCTATACTCTTAGTTCTTCTTTTAGTGGAACAGCCGCTGGTTATTTAGCTTTTGATTCTTCAGGTAATGTATTAACGGTTGCTGTACCCACTGCTACTATTTCAGGTAGTGGAACTACCAATTACCTTCCTAAGTTTACAAGTTCATCTGCAATAGGCAATAGCCTTATTTATGACAATGGAACTAATGTAGGAATTGGCATAGCTGCTCCTTTTGGTAGATTCCATTCTTTAAGTACAGGGACTGGCAGTAATGCTATATCAGGAGTTTTTTCTGATGGCTCTACAAATGGTAATGCTATTACTATTTCAAATGCAACAGGGCTTTCAACAATATCTGCTACTTATTTAAGTACTGTGATTGATTCTGCTTTAGCATTTCAAACTACAACTGGTGGTGTTTCATCAGAAAGAATAAGAATTACCGCTTCTGGTAACGTAGGTATCGGTACTACAAGCCCATCTGCTGTATTAGATGTTAATGGTGGTATAACTTCATCTACAAATGTAAGAGCTTTAAGATTTTGGGGTGGCCCATCTGCATTCACTACTCATTCTGCACCGCTTCATATTTTTTCAAGTACTATTGGAACAGGTGCAATTGCAAGGTTTAACAATAATGAAAGCACAGATGCTAGTACGCTTACTTCAATGTGGCTTGAAAACTATGCTGGATATAGAGCAGAAATTGCATATACAACACATTTAAACGGAAGTAATATATATATTAATAATACCTATAATTCAGGGAATATATTATTTAGTATAAATAGTTCTGAAAAAGCTAGAATATTAAATACAGGTCAGTTTAAACTAAATGGATATACTTCTACTTCTTCGTTTACAGGTACTGCTGCAGGATATTTAGCATTTGACTCTTCGGGTAATATATTAACAATAGCCGCTCCTAGTGGAGGTATTTCAGGTAGTGGTACTACTAATTACATTCCTAAATTTACTGGTACTTCTACACTTGGAAATAGTTTAATATTTGATAATGGAACTAACGTAGGTATAGGAACTACAAGTCCAAGTTATTTACTTCACGTTAAAGGTTCAAGTATTTATAATGGTGCTATATTTGCAGATAATTCATCTGCAACAGGAGCTGGTTCATTTCAAGTAGGTCAAAATGGTACTGCTAAAGGTTCATTATCACTAAGTGGAACATTTAATGGAGATACAAGTTCTGATATTTCATTATTTGCAGATACTGGTTTTGGGGCAAGATTTTATACAAATGGTGTAAATGAACGTATGCGTATTACCTCTGGTGGTGCAGTAGGAATTGGAACATCAAGTCCGGGTCATCAATTACATGTAGTTAGAGCAAATGTTGGAGTTGGATTACAAGTAGAAAACTCATCTACATATTCACACATTCGATTACAGTCAGCAGGTACAAATCAAGCAGCTTATTTAACTTTTAATCCAACGGGTACTGGTAATGCAGTTATTCAAGTTAACGATACGGATAGATTGGCTATTACTTCAGCTGGTAACGTAGGTATAGGAACAACAAGTCCGAGCAATAAATTAACAGTACAATCAGATGACGCATTTAATCAAGATACAAGTGGACAAATAGTTATTAAGGGTAGTACAACAACTACAAAAAATCTTCGGATTGGATTTGATACTGGAAATAATTATGGATATGTTCAAGCTATAAATACTGGAATTTCTACACAACCATTTGTTATGCAACCATTCGGTGGAAACGTAGGTATAGGGATAATAAGTCCTGCAAGTAAATTATCAGTATGGAATGGAGAGATAACAATATCAAATTTATCTTCAGCATATACTGCTCCAATGGGGTCAATAGGTGCTTATAATGCAAATGCAAATACTGGTGGTCTTGTATTCAAAACAAGTAATTCAGGAACAAATGCTGAAAAAGTACGTATTACATACGATGGTTATGTAGGAATAGGAACAACTGCTCCTGGTGGATTATTGGATATAAATTCATCAACAACAAATGATAGATTAATTTTCTCTCATACGGGTTCTATAAAATCTATTTTCGGTGTGCAAACAAGTGGTGTTACTTATTTATATCACGCTACATCTTCGTCATTCCCAATGTGGATTAGCGCTGCCGGTAATTTTGGTATTGGAACAACAAGTCCTACTAGATTATTATCTGTTAATAGCCAAGCATATATATCTGCTGATATTTTTCAAGGACAAAATTCAGGTATATTTTTTAGTGGAGATGGAAGTTATGCTACTGGTGTATATGGAAGAAATAGTGGGTTAGACCTTGTATTCCAATCAAATAGTGCTGAACGAGCGCGTATCGCATCTGATGGTAGATTCCAAGTAAATAATACTGGTTATTCTGCTAATTGTACTGCTACATTAAGAGCATTATCAAGCACTGGCACTGATAGAATATTAGAATGTATTACGATAGGTTATAGTTCTGCCTTCTATGTTCAAACTAATGGTAGTTACTTTTTCGCTGGTTCTAACTTATCTGATGCTCGTACTAAAAAAGATATTAACTATCTTGAGGAGTCTATATTAGACAAGGTAATGAAATTAAAACCTGCCTCATTTAGATATAAGGAAAATGAAGAAAATATTAAAGGTGGTTTTATAGCACAAGATATTAAAGAGATATTCCCTGATTTGGTTACAGCTACAAAGAGTGATGATGAGATGATGGGAGTTGATTATTATGGGGTAATAGCGATCTTGACAAAAGCAATACAGGAATTAAAAACGGAATTAGACGAATTAAAAAATAAATAATATGGAATATAATTGGATAATCTCAGCTATGGACGTTAAATTGTCCGAAGGCGAAATGAAAGATGTAGTAACAACAGTACATTGGAGAAGAACAGCAGTTGACGGAGATTTTAGTGCTGAATCTTATGGTACTTGCCCTGTAGGAAGCCCTACACCAGAGCAATTTGTTAGCTACGAGGATTTAACTAAGGAAGAAGTAGAAAGTTGGTTAGAAGCGAGCTTAGACGTTGTAGAGATTGACGCTAGCTTAGCAGCTCAGATAGAATTAAAGAAAAA